CTTGTGGAAAACTCTGTGGAAACTCTGTGCACAATTTGTGAAAGGAGTGGACAATATTGAAACATCCTTTCACATATTGTATAATTGATACATCAGGAGGATATATCATGGACAATTTCAAAACTTACAGTCTTGACGTGGACTGGGAGCGTGTTCACGCAATGTATAACAAGTATGCCAAACGCTTCCCCGAGAACAAATACAGAATGACAGAGCTCTTGAAACAGTGTCCGGAAGCGACGCACCGTCTCATCTTCGGACAGCGTGGGCCGGGCAAGACAACATCAACGTACGTCTTCATGTTCTGTCTATATAAGCTCTTCAGAGCACAGACAGGATATGTGATGAGATATGCTGAAGACCTGAGAGGCGGACTCGCTGATGATCTCTTCACAGAGTTCGAGAAGCTGCCCTATATCAGAGAGATCTTCAAAGATGAAAAATGGACAGAGATCGTCTGGATACCATATCGGAAAGGGTTTGAAAAAGGATGGTATCTGGCACGAAGAGACGAAGAGTCAGGATCTCTCATATATGACACGCAGCCATTCATGAGACCTTTTGCATTGACGAAGAGCTCATCATATAAGGGTAGAGGGTATCCGAATATTGCTCTCATATTCTTTGATGAATTCATGCCGGAGAACAAAATATATCTTCAGAATGAGTTCTCCGCTCTTAACAGTATTATTTCCACGATCAGACGTGACAGGACATATGTCCGGGTTATAATGTGTGCAAATGCTATCGATAAGAATTGCATGTATTTTTACGACTTCGGAATCAGTTCCGCATTAGATCAGGAGATTGCTTCGATATGTTTATATACAAAGGGTAATATCCCCGCTTCTGAGCTCTCTTTCGCAGTCGAGAGAACGGACATTGTGAAGAATGACAAAGTCAACAACTTCTTTGCATTCAATGACAACAACTCGAAGATGATAACATCAGGCGAGTGGGATCTTGAGGAGTACCCACATTTGCCTTGTAAATATTGCGAAGCGGACATTGTCTTCATATATTTCATCATCCACAGAGACCGCATTTATCAATGTGAGATTATCCGGAAGAATGGACAATATTTCACATATATCCACAGGAAGACAACAGACATCAAGGACATGAACAAGGATATTATATTCAGTAAAGATCCAACCGAGAGAATGAACATCAGACGCAACATCAATCATCCATTTGACAACATCGGCCGAAAGATATGGTATTTCTTCAGCATTGACAAAGTCTTCTATCAGGACAATACAGTCGGAAACGCAATAGATAATTTTATAAACGGATAAAAAGAAGAGACAGGACGCATCCTGTCTCTCTTTATTCTAAATATAATTGTCGCTTATTTATAAGGACTTTAAAAGCTTCATCGATTCCGAGACTGTACTCGGTCTCACCGAGCCAGACTCCGGACTCTTCGTGGTAGTGATACTCCTGTCCGAGATAATCAACAATAGTTCCGTCAATCGGAAAGTCAATATATTTGTGACACAGTTTTCCGGTGTATTCCGCAGGAAAAACAAGATTATCATCGAACAGATTGAAGATCGGAGTCGTGTCTTCTTCAAGCGGGATGTGATATTCCTTGACTTGTCCTCTGGAGTCAAAAACAGTCTCATATTTAACACCTGACGTTTTCAACAAGTAAGCTATACCCTTTTTATTTGACACGCCTGATAGCGTCAAATGAACTTCCTTGTGATCTTTCTTGATTGTTTCGTAAATGTAACGTTTTGAACCGAGTGTCTTAAACATTGAATATGTTCCGTCATCGTCCCAGACTCCGAGTGGTTTCTCAACACCTTTGACAGTCTTCGGGCATGTCTTGGAGAAGTCTATTCCGTAATGTTCACAGACTTTCTTCATCTTGCGTGTGATATCCTCATTGTATCTCCTGAAGTATTCTTCATGTTTTTCCGGATTGACGTACTTGTTAGAGTCGGTATCAGAATAGATCCTGTCGTTTCCGAGCTCAATGATACATGTCCAGAGATTCCGACGGGCAAGAGCTGTTATCCAGACTCCCCACGGATAGAAAAGGAAGCGTTTTTTGTCATTGTTATACTTTTCAAGGCATTCATCAATGTCGGCACTTTCAACGCTCCATATTGACTCATTTTCAGCCGCATATTCAATCACATTGTGAACGATATCCGTTACAGCCATTCCGAAGCATGCGTTCAGCATGTTTTTCTTTCGCATGTAATCAACAATATACTCAGGAATATCTTTCAATGTTGTTTTATCAGAATAGAAGTCGAGAACACATTCAATGAAAATCTTCGGAAGATAGCCTCTCCTGTATGCCCAGAAGTTCGCAACTTCAAAGTCAGGGTCAAAGTCATAGACTTTCTCAATGATCTCGAAGTCAATTTCAGTCACCGGAACAACAATCTCTTTCGCTGATATCAGCTTTCCGTTGTCGAACTTTCCGTCAATGCAGCGGAGACATTTATTTTTGGCAATGTATTCTTCCGAGAACTTAGATTCGACGTTCTTCAGTCTCAGGAGAAACATGCACGCATATAATTTACAGTGTTTCCGGAATAATTCTCCGTCTCCTTTGATATCGACTCTCCAACCTTTGGACATCGGGAATCTCTTCTCGCATACCATAACAGCCGGGTATGAACTCGTGAAGTCTTTGGACACAACATCCCTGATTATTTTTCTTGTGTTTAGACAGTGGGAATGAACGAAGCCTCCGGCAAATACTTTTTTCAGAAGAATATATTCTTCACGTTCCAGAGTCAGACTTTTCATCATAGCAGCATAACGACGCTGCGGAGAATTCTTTCCCCTCTGAGCTCTTGTCGTTCCTCTGTAGAGGCAATGTTTTCTGATATACTCTCTCACATATCCGGTATTTGTCAACGGTATCTTCGTGACATCTCCGTCCTGTTCAATCTTCTCTTTGATCCAGTTCAGAAGAATCTGCACGTCGTTAATACAATACTGTTTCTCATGATCCGTTAGCGGGGTCAGTGGAGTTCTCTTCAGAGAATAGTCGAGATCTCCGATGAGTTTCTCGCATTTGTATATGACAAGATTCTTTGCGAGATTATCGAGAGACTGTGCGGAGACTCTTGCTGAACATCTGAATTCAAAGCCGAGATCGGAAACAGCTTTGAGGGGTCTGTGAGGATCTGTTGCGAATATTTTGTTCCATTTCAGACGCTTCGCCAAGAAGCCGAATTCAAAGCTCAGATTGTGAATGAAGCAGATGACTCTCCTTTCCTTTGAGAGATACATTCTCTTCGATATTGTCTGGAGAATATACAGAAACGTTTCCCACGTCCTGACGATGAAGATTGTGTCTCCGATTCCGAACGTAAATTCATACGCAAGAGCTCTCGGAGTCTCATCCTCTTCAAAGGATGTTGTCTCGATATCGAATGCACATGGAACGTTGTAATATGCAACGAAGCAGTCTCTGTCAAATTTTTTGACGAGCTGTTTGCCTTTCAGTTCCCTATATGCGACCTGAGTGACTTGCCAGTCATTCGGGTTTTCGATAATCATAATCACTCGAAGAATTTCTCAACGTATTCTTCGTCCTCCTGTTCTTTTTTCATAGCTTCTTCATATGCTTTGTCCATTTGTTTTCTGAGATAATCAATTTGCTCAGATTCAGTCATATTCTTATATGATTTCTTTTGAACATTTTCTCCATAAATTTTTACGATCGTATCAGAATCAAAATTCGGATACTCTTCCTGAATCTTTTTCAATGTGTTCCAAAAAGATTTATCTTTCGCAAGTTTATTAAAAGTTCTTTGACTGACTCCAAAGTTTTTGGCTGATTCGCTTTTAACCTTATCCCACCCGGACTCTGTTGACGTTTTATTATCAAGATATTCAAGAGCGTCTTTTACTTGTTTTTTGAGTTTTCCGATGTTCGCATTCGGTGAGAGTGAGAAGTTTGGATTATCGTTTGTATTCTTCATTCTCTCTCCCAGTGATATTGACATCAGTGAATTATCGTTTTCAATTCTTCTGAGCTCTCTGTTCACTCTCATCTGAGCAGCAGGAACAACTTTGTAAAAAATGCTCATGAGTTCTTTTTTAGTCATTCCGTTGAGATCTGCTGTTGTCAGATTCTCCTGAATCTGTTTCAGTGAATTATATTTCATTGAAGATCCTCCTTTTTTATTCCAACACTCCATGTTTTGCGAAAATCTTCCAGCTTCAGTCTTTCATATATCGCACCGTAATAAGTCACAACAATTGCATTTTCATCCATATCATAATAGAATTCATGACCTTGATATGATTCCTCTTCTACACTGCCGTCTTTTCTTTTGTGGTAAACATTACCACGTTTTAGTGCTTCAATAATAGTTTTGGCTTGTTTGAAATATTGTAAATCTTGACGTTCTTTAATATTTGTTATAATCAGTTCATAAGCATTCATACTGGGTCTCCTTTGTCCTGATAGCACATTGCTATATATGACATATACAGATAGAAGCTGTCGTTCTTTCCGTTTTCAAATGCGGACACGTTCTGGGACGTACATCCGGAGAATCTCGCAACGTCGGTCTGAGTGTAACCTAGAGCACGACGCTCAGAGACAACTCTCTTTCTCTCATCGTTTACAATGCTGATGATTTCCTGTTTATACTGTCTTTTCATTTTTTCCTCCTGTCAATAATTATTATGATTATTCCCTCAATGACTCCTATCAAAGAGAGAATTGCTCCCACCGTTACCGGTGAGAGCAATGAACTCCACTGTTCAGCTGTCATATTCTTCGGCTGCTGCGTCCTGAATCTCTGCCATGAGATCCTCGTCGTCAATCTTGACGATGTACTTGTACTTCGTTTCACCGTCTTTGTTCTTGTATGCTTCAGACGGTGTAGCGAGGAAGTTCTTTCCTTTCTCGGTTTTACAATAGCGACATCCCCTGATTGTGAGTCCGTCAATTGTGACGTCTGCGAAACCGAGAAGATTTCCCATGTCATCCTTTTTCTTAAATACCTTTGTGAATTCAACTTTGATTTTAGACATATAGTTTGTCCTCCTGAAAATATATTATTTGAAGAGTGTTGAGTCTCTTCAGTCTGGCATCCTCCGGAGAGGATATCAGATAGCTGAGATTCAAGCTTTTTTCAACTTCTCAAGTGTTTCGTGTCTTATATAGAAGAACTCCGCTCTTGAGGGATCTTTCAGCATTTTAACATATGCAGCCTTTTTCGTCTCGAACTCTTCCAGACATTTCTTTTTAGTAGTTCCTCCGGTGATGAAAAGTCCTGTCCAGAGATTAACGGTGTACCAGTTTTCCCTTGCGTCCGGTGAATAGTGTTTTGCATGGAAGACTGCTGTCTGCTTCGTTTCGGTGTCAAGTTCTTCAGGATAAAGCAGTTCTCCCTCGCCTTTGATCAGATACATGTCTCCGGCTCGCTTTGATACAAGAACAACTTCAACTTTCATGTTTTGCTCCTTTCGAGTTTTACTCTATCATTTATATTTTTGACCAGTATGTTGAGGATCTCTTTCGGCTCTCTGTTTCCGATTTTTGTCTTAGCGAGAAGATATCTCGTTCCGAGAATCAGATCCGTAATTGAGTACGTCACGCAGACAGTCACGTCGTCAACGGAAACTATCTGGATATTAACGTAGAGACTCTCCTCAATTCTTTCCAGTTCGTTCCTGATGTAGTATTCAAGCAGAAAAGCGTTCATCATTCATGACCTCCCCGACAAGTGATATCAGATATTTTCCTTTTTCAATGTTCTCGACATAGAAGACATGCTCCCCGTCGTCCCTGAATATGATTCCGTATCTTGCGAACTGAAGATTCTTTGTCTTGCTGTATTCATCCTCATCAATGAGACCGTTCTCATGGAGAGATTTAACTCTCCCCATGAGACAGAAAAGTTTCTTGTCTTCCTTGACATAGAATTTTATTCCCGGATATTTGCTTGTTTCGTACTGCTTAACGTTCATTGTCTTCTTCCTCCAGTTTCTTATCAAACTGCTCACGCTGTTCTCTTAATTTATCGTGAACGTCTTTCATCCATGAGCATTCTGTTTCATCTTCGAGCATATGTGCTGCAAGAAGAATACAAAGTCTGTTGACGTCAATTCTTCTGAGTTTTACATTCATTGTCCTGTAGTTTGTTGATTCTTTCATTCAGATCACCTCACAATCGAGCTTCTGGAGAACTGCAATGATTGTGTCTTCATCGTGTGTGATTATCCATGTGTTTTCGACGATGTTCTGAAGTTCACTTCTGACTGTATAGTCCTTGACTACATTCTCGAACGTGTAACATTTGTTACTGAAGAGAGCATGTGAGATATCTTGTGATACTTTGCCGAGATTGTTGTAGTAAACTTCAAAATCTTTGAGAAACTGATCCAGATACACTTTGTTGATAATTCTTTTTTCCATAAATATTCACTCCTGTTCCGTTGACTTCCTGTCAACTGTCTACAATTTTACAATGGTTATTTTCAATTGTCAATAAATATTTTCAAATTGTTACAAAATGGAGCAAAAAGAAACTCCACCGTCTGCCTCGGTGGAGCTCTTATCAGAAAGGAGGATTCCATGATTAACCCTCTGCTATATATTTTACATTATATAATGTCAGATTACAACACCGGACTTCAGAGCTGAACAGATTTCGTCATACTCGTTCAATGTTGCCTCCACAGGATGAGTGATTCTGGAGTTTGGTGAAACCACCGTGAAACCGCTGACAGTGTTGTCTGAAAGATTAATGATCTTGTTTGCCGGAACTCCATACTCTCTCGCATAGAAGAGATTGAAGTTATCTTCCGGCTTGATAGTTTCAAGATAAACTCTCTGATCAGTGAAAAATTCAGTGATGTCTCCGGCTGCGAACTGTTTACTCTGAGCAGGAGTATTGAAGAACGGCGTCGCAATGGTGTTTCCCATGAGACCGACAGCACCGCCGATCAGACCTCCGGCAAGAGGAGTTCCTGCAGCAGTTCCGACAGCACCGGCAACAAGTGACGCAACTGATGTTCCGAGCTTAATCGCCTGACCAGTTCTCTCAGACTCTCCCTTTGTCATGTTGTTCAGAATCATCGGAACGTCAACTCCCATTTTTCCGGAGAATGACATCAGGATCGCATTGTCAGAATTGTTTCTGACAACAGCTTTCACGTTTCCGGTGTATATATCAAGATAATACATTATCCTTATAGTCAGACCGGCATATTCAACGAGATCAATGTCATTGTCTCCCACATATGGGAGATGTAGAATCGCTCTTGTGTTCGGCTCAGTGTCAAGGAATGAAGACGGTGTCGGAAGCGTAATCGTTCCAAAGTCAACAACCGGGTTAATTGGTGATAGTGGTATACCGGTCACAGTCGCCGGAGCTCTTGTGAGTAATACTTTACCACATGGAACAGTATGAACGTTTGCAGCTGACCATGTAACAAAATGTGTTCCGTCAGTCAAAGCTGAAAAATTAAGAGGATAAGCTCTCAATGATAATATATAAGGAGAAAAATCATCTGTTCCGAATATTGAAGATAAATCATTTTGTGTATCTCCTGTTGTGATCTTCGGACCACCATTAGCGAATATTCTTCCAAGAGAGTTCAGTGCTTGCCAGTTAATAGCATACATAGAGACCCCTAATGGATAATAATATCCAAATTTTCCGATGCCGAGAGCAGGAGACGTCTCAGCCGGATCAGGCATGTCTTGTTGAACAGTATGATCAACGAAAGTCGAAAGCACAAAATGAAAAGAATCTGTCTTTGATATGATAGCCGGAGAAAGCGGGTTGAGTGTTGAATAAGATCTTGATCTTGTCAGCTTGTTTGGAATCGGCATTAAGTTATCATGATAAAGTCTGTTGTATATCGAAGAAGATGAAGACCTGAGAATTGTGACCAGTGAATTCAGATACTCGTCTTTGAAGCTGAAGAGCGGGTCTGACTTCAAATACAGTTCCCAGAGATCCTTTGCAATGTTGACAATGTCATTGATGTAATAGTATCTCTTGAACTCTTCAATCTGACAGTAGTTCGCAGCGGGTTTTCCCTCATACTTGATTGTGATGACAGGATCTGACACGCTGCACTGTTTTCTCAGGACTCCCGGAACAGTGTCAACTTCAGTCAGAAAAGACGTCTTGTCAACGACTGTGCTTCCGGCTGTGTTCTGATATAACTTCATGAAGATTGCATCAGTCGGAACTGAAGCGAATATCACATTCAGCACGTCCTGACTTGCTAACGTCACAGCGGTCTCTGTGTCTGCATAGATGTCCGGCTGTGTTGTCGAAGTCAGACTCATTCCCCAGACCTTGTCTCTGTTGTCTATCGGGAGATAAAATTCAAGATAAGGCGAAGAAGTCGTTGCCCATACTTTCAAAAGAGGGTTGGTTCCTGAGCCGATGAATATCTTGTCAACGTTTCCGGCATATGCTACTCTCCATAGTTCATTGTTTATATTCAATGAAAAATAGTCAGTCGGCTGATTAACCGTCATAATGTATATCTGAACATGTGTTGTCAGATCCTGAAGACCGGTGATCTGCCCTTTCGGATATGTGACTCTCAGAAAACCGGACGTGTCACCGCAACCGATATATCCTTTGACATAATAACGAAGATATACAGTCTTCTTGACTTGAGTTCCGTTTCCGTTCAGATAGAACGTGAATTCTCCCGGAATTGTGTCAGGGACTTTGACGCCTGACACCTGATATTGTGTCTCGTCATATGTGTCATATGCGAGCAATGCTCCATTAAAGTCTCTTATATATAAATATCTCATATATTGTTTCCTTTCTATTAAGGGAAAAGGGAAGACTTTCATCTCCCCTTTTCTGCTTTGAATATATTAACAGGAGTATATATCCATGAAGCTCTTATTAAGCTGATTTTCCGAGCTCTTCGGCGATGTTGACCGGAGCGACGTCCGTTTTCATCTCAGCGAGTGTTGACTTGCCACTGCCTGAGTCCTGAACGTAGAGGACAACCATGTTTTCATCGAGGAAGTTGTAGATCCCCGCTTCAAACTTGTACCAGAAGTTAGTGAATTCAGCTTTGTCATTGTAATGAGAAGAAACTTTCTTGAAGACTTTGTACAGTCCCATTGCTTTCTCGTCATAGATGACGTCGAGAATTCCGCTCTGATTTACAGTGTCACCGCTTGTTGTCTTCACATTGACTGTTGAAACGTCAGTGAATGCATAGCTTGTGCCGGGACTCTGGAAGTAAGAAACAACGTCAGCAGAAGAGAACTCTGTCTTTGCTTCCTGATCGTAGTCATAACGTGAGTCTGTTCTGATGTAGTTCTTAACAGAAGCAACGAGATCAGCGAGAACAACTTCTTTGATGTTGTCTGCATATGTGACTCTTGCATATCCCTCTTCGTTGAAGAGTTTTGAGATCTCTTTCAGATGTTCGATGACGAGCTGACGAGTTCTCATGAAGAATCTGATGAAGTCAGGATTGTAGAGACATGTTGCAGCTGTCTCCGGAGCTGTGGTGTAAACAGCATTGTAAAGTGTAAGAACGTTTACGAATCTGTTTGCGTTTGCTGTGTGAACTACATGACCGATCATGTTGTTGACGCACATTCTTCCGAGAATGTTGACTTTGACAGTCATGCTCTGGCGGACTCTGAGTTCCATCCAGTTCAGGAAGCCGACCATCTCATCACGTCCGTTGAATGCTCCTTTGAGCTGTCTGTCGAAGACTGTGCGAGGAATCATGAAGTTTGACTTCCAAGACCAGACCTTTGATGTGATGTTGTCGTCATAGACGATGTCCTGATCAATGGAATCACCTCCACGAGCTGTCCATGTCTCATCGACTTCAGCTTCAGGAATGTCCTTGGAGCTTATTTTCTGAAGAAGAGCACCGTATTCGGGAGCTGATCTGTAAAGATGTTCAAATTTTTCGGAAACCTCTCTGTCGCCTCCAAATACTACCATGTAGAACTTGTCCCACAGAGCTCCGTTGAAGATCTGCTCTTTATCATCCGCACCGAGAACGATGTGCCCGATGTCAACGATGTTTGAGAGATCTTCGTTTACGACAGTTGTTTCGCCGAGAACGGCTTTTGTCGCTGTGTTGACGATATCATAAACCTGAGTTACTTTCATGTTGTGTTCCTCCTTATGAAGCTGTAAAATATCTTATTACATCTATGTTTGTTGCAAAAGTATGAGTTATTTGCAAGGCAAAAATTGTTAAAGACCCGTCACCGGAATACACATCAATTGTGGCGTCAATGTATGCGGCTGTTGCTCCGGTATTTAAATAACTGCTTACAACTAACGCACTCATTTTACTTGCGTTAATGTAACAATCATCTAAAACGACTTTCTTTCCGAGTGTAATGGCATGTAAAATTTTCTCGTATACGGGTAAAATTTGCGTGTTTGATGAGATGATATTGAATTTGCTTCCGTCAGTTTTTCTGATTTTGATATGTGTTTCTCCACCTGTCATTTTTTCTTCCTTTCCTCCGATTATAAATAAATCGGACTTGTCATTATTTTATCTATACCATTATAAACCGTCTGAAGCATGTCAGTGTTACTCCATAGGTCTATCTGATATCTGAGTGATTCATTGAGCTCCTGTGCCGACGGTGTGACATTAAGAGTCTCTGTTGTGTTATATGTTGTTGTGTCAGTCGTGTTCTTTTCGTGCTTTGTCTCATCTGTTCCCTGCTCGTCAACGACTGTCTCTTCTGCATGTTTCTCTGTTGTGTCGTCTACCGGTGAAGATACCGAACTGTTGAAACCGTTGTGATTGTACTGCTTCTCGTCAACGTTCTTGTCCTTGTCTCTCGATGTTGTTGTCGTGAGAGTCGGTGTCCTTGTGTCGGTATCTGTTCCAGTGTGAGCATCTGTGTCAGTTCCTGACTTTGTTCTTGTCTCAGTTCTTCCTGATCCGGCGACAACTGTCTTTGAATAAGCTTCTGACAGTTTTTTCCATTCATCAGAATTTCTTGCGAGAATGCTCTTTGCGAGTATTGGAAGAACTGCTGAATCAATCACGTCTTTCTGAAGTGATTCCAGAAGTCTCTCAACATATGGAGAGACTTGCTTCCCTCCTGAATGATTAAAATAGTAATCATATTCAAGAGAGTTCAGAACGTCGGTGTCCGTTGGATGAAGAAACGGAATGAGATTCTCTGTGTCAGCGAGTGAAATTGCGTGAATGATACCGTTCGCAGGAAGCGTATCAGATACGTCAAGCAGTTTCTTCTTGATCATCTGACTTCACCTCCTCAGTGACAGTTTCTTCAACTGAATCTTCCTTAGTGACGCTTTCTTCAGAAACGGTCTCTTCTGTTGTTTCCTCTGTGTTCTCCGGCTCTTGTTTCTTTTCAACGTTTTTCCAGAGTTTTCCGAAATCGACAGTGATGTCTGTTCCGAAGTTCTTGTTGACGAGATCCCAGTCATATTGACGACACAGTAAACCGTCTTCAACCAGTGTGAGCAGTGAATCAATGTTCATCTCAGCTTCCTGAGATCCTATTGCTTCACGTTTCATGTTGTAATTCGCCTGAAGTCCAAGCTCGTTGAATAGACTTGCTTTGAGATACTGTGTGTACTCAATCAGATCTGTTATCTTCTCACCATATGTTCCGGTCTGCGGATAGTTCTTCACCTCGTCCATGAACTGAGTGACAAGAGGAATTATCATCTCACCGTCTTCGAGCTTCTGTTCAGCTGTCTCAAGAGCAGTCTTTCCGGCTTCGTCGGGAGCTGTTGTGATTGAGTCACGTCTTGCGTGAACTACTTTCAGAAGCTGCGTGATATCATTCTCGACCATGAGTGAAGCATACTTGTATATGACGTCATAAAATGGTATCAAGAGCGATGTGTTTCTGGCGACAACACATGTTCCGTCATATGTGACGCTGCTCGGTCTGGTGATGAAATGCGTGTCCAGAATCTCAAGATTGAGACTCTTCTCCAACTGAGGATGAGAAACTATTGCCAGACTCGGTTTGTTCTCGAGATCCCTTTCACCACCGACAGTCCCGAACATGGAATATAATTGACCATTCTCAGGATGACGGAAGATGACTGACCAACCACCGATCATGAGTTTCTCTTCATGTTTTCTCTGAGTGATTGTCTCAGGAAGTCCCTTTGTTTCATAGAGCCCGGATATCAGTCTCGTCAGATACGTTCCGACATAGTGAGATATTGCGAGTCTCTTGTCCCTGAATGGATATGAAGCTTTCTTCATGTCTTTTCCGGTGCATTTGAGCATTACTTGAACGAAGTCAGAATATTCGTTGAAATTTTTTGATAATGTATAACTCATTTGTTGCTTTCGTCAAGTGTTGCTTCGCACCATATGTAGACACATATTGTCACTGCCGAAGTGATGATTGATGTAATCCTCTCAACTGTTCCCTGATCGGAAACAAAAAAGACCACAATGCTGACTAAAAGAGCAGCAACCATTCCCCAGAACTTTCTGGAACTCAGTTTTCTTTTCCAATCAATCTTCATGCTTGATCTCTCCTTTCATTCAGTTTATATGAAAGAGGAGATTGATGAGAATTGTGATTCCAACTGTTATACTTGCAGTAACAACTGCTGATATCACTTTGTCCCACTTCCGGGAATTCGCAGACTCCACCGTCCTGAGTCTGGTCTCATGATCTGAGAGAGTGTTTTCTTGATGTTCAACAATAGTCGTCAACTTGATGACGCATTCATTGAGTCTGTCTGT